TACACCAGCAAGTTTATAGTCAAGTTCAATACCCTCCTTCTTAAAGTCTAGAGGTTCAAAATCATTAAGTGTCATAGTTAGTGTATGTTACATACCGAATCAGGATGCCAACAATCTGGACATTCCATTTCCTGTTCATAATTATGTAGCTTATGAATCAAGGAGTCGTATTGAGAATAGAGTTTCTTATTTTGTGATCCTATCATACTCCTATAGTATTGGCAAGCGTGAATCATACGCTGTATTTCTTTTTCTTGGAACTGCATAACAATTGGAACTATGACAATATATTTAGACAAAAAAAGAGACCCCTCTGGGGTCTCTCTTGAAATATGTATCCGAAGAATCACATTAGGTTTGCAACCTGTACACGTCTGTAATACTTGTTAGTATTAGCAGTAAGTGCTCCATTACCTTGGGTAAGTCCCTGTGAGAATGGGTTTGAAACCATGCCGTAACGAGTCTTAAATCCAATTTTTGGTTGGAAGGTGTTAGGATTTATTGCTCTGACCTGCTGTAGAGGTACATATGGGCAATAGAATAATCCAGCGTCATAAGGAGATGTTCCTTTGTATCCAGCAACATAGAAGTGCTTATCACTTACGTTAGCAGAATAAGGGTCAACATAAACCTTGATGCGTCCGTTAAGAGTACCAACAAGTGTGCTTGCAGTGTCATCAACACCAGTAAGAGCGTTGTTGCCATTAAGAGCAGGAGTGTAATCAAGTACACCAGCCATTCCTAGAGCAGAAGCAACGTCAGCAGAGCAAACTAAGATGTTACCCTTCCCACGACGAGTTTGCTGACCGATAGCGTTAGCATCTCTTTCTATCTGGAAGAGTAGTCCTTTGAACTTCTCAACTGACCATCTACCGTTGGAGTCAACGTCAAGGTCAAATATACCAGCATCAGCAGTATTGTTCTGAGCACCTTCTACTGCGTTAACGTAGATTGTACGAACAACTTCTCTGTTGATTTCAGCAAGGATCTCTGTTGAGAGAATGTTTGACAACTCTTGCTCGGCATCAAGACCATGAATTGCTTTCAAGTCTTGAGCAAGCTCGATACTGTACTCAGCTTTCAAAGCACGAGACTTCGCAGTCACCGTAACTTTCTCTATGCTGAATCCCATTTCTCTGAACGCTGTTGCTGCAGAGGAATCATCCAATGCTTCAGCAGTCGTTGTTGCCATTCCTTGAGCATCACCTGTTAACTCGTAAGTTCCTGGTGAAGAGTCGTTAAGAACGCCTGGGTTGTTACCTTGAGCATCGTTAGTTGCATCAGAAGCACTAGGATCATAGTCAGCAAGACGATTACCTGGGCCACCTGAGAAACCAGCGTTAGGCTCATTGAAGAATGCTTCTCTGTATGCTGCATCCGTAGCATCTCTTTCTGTACCGTAGTTGGTTCTCATCGCAAAGATAAGTCCTGTTGGACCTGTCATTGGTTGAACACCAGCAATGTCATAAGCAATTAGCTTAGGCATTGAACGACGAATAAGACTGATTAGAACAGGGTCGAAACCAGCAACAGGACCTGTTGCAGTTGAACTTGCACCATATCCACCAGTACCTACAGTTTGTAGGGTCTCGTTAAGGACATTGCCCTCTTCGATCTGTGCTTTTTCCTGGTTCTCTAGAAGTTGTGCGACTACGCCTTTTTTATAAGAATCTTCGATCTCTGGTAGAGCGTCGTGATTCAATACGGGTGCCCACTTCTCCTGGAGGTTTTTAATGTTAGACATTAGTTATTTTCCAAAATTTGTAGTAGTTTAATTAATTATTTTGACCATCTAGACAGTGCATCAACGTACTTCGACATTGTGCCACTAGTGGTTTCTTCTACCAAAGGAGCAGATCCTTCTTCGGTGGGTTCAGTTGTTTCATTAACAACCTCAGCCTTCCTAGTGAAGTATGATTCCTTGATAGTCTCGACTTTCTTGCGGAAGTCTGCTTCAGTTTCAAACTCAACACCCTCAGCCAATGATACAAGCTTCTCCTTTTGGGTTTCAGCAAGTCCACCAGCACATTCGTGCACAATTTCCATTTTAACAAAATCTCCAATCCTCTTATTCAATGAGACATTAGAGTCGATCTGTTCGTTGAGCTTTTTCTCCATATCATTTAGCTCTTCAGCCATGCCGTCAAGCAGGTTGAATTTTTCTTCGGGTACAGTAAAGTTCTGTTCCACGAATAACTTTTTGAGCCCACTGAAGAATGATTCTGCCATCTCTGTTTTAATGCCATGCTCCACAGCAAGTGAGTTTTCCTCTAACCATTGCTTTGCAGCATAAGAGATGTAGTCATCAACCTTCTCGGCCAATTCTGTTTTAACCTTTTCGACTTCTTCAGTCAGCGTAGATTCAAACGCTTCTTGTAACGCTTTAACTTCCTCGTTAACCTTTTGAGTTACGACGGCTTCAAAGAGTGTCTTCGCTTTTTCTTGGAACTCTTCGCTTAGTTCTTCACCAGCGACAAGAGCGTTAACATCTTCAGTAAAGTCGTACTTGGTTTCAGGGGTTTCTTCTTGGATGGTTTCTTCGCCATCTTTAGCCTCCACGTCGTCAAAGATCTTACCAGACAATCCAGCACTTACGTTGCCAGTACCTGCGTCAGAAGATTTAGTCTTAATTGACTTATCTCCTTCAACTGAAGTAGAACCAGCAGCAGACGCTCCAAGGTTTTTAGTCCCCTTAGCACCTTCTTCTGACTTACTATCAGACCCACCGATATTGGTATGTTTTGCCCCAGAAGTATCGATTTTTTCTCCTGCGGTTGCACCTTTCTTGATTGCTGTAGAACCAGTAGCTGCGTCTTCGCTCACTTGCTCCATATTATCTAGCTCTTTAGTAGAGGTCTCAGACATTTGTTTAAACTCCGATTAGATCTTGCGTTGTCTTTATTTATTTATAAATCACAAACTCTTTAGAAACTTACTAAATGCGGAAACCTTCCGTTCTTGTATGTTTATTAGAGTTGCTTCATCAATTTCTTGCTTTAATTGAGCAACAGCAGACTCTTTAAGTATGCCATTATCCCAAACCCATTCTTTTCCTTCCATAATTCCATCAACAAAAGCATCGGGTGCTGATGGATCTGCTACTATATCAGCAGCAGTTGCAAGCATAAAGTCATCTTGCACTATATTCACGCCCTCTTGTTGTTTAAGAGAACCCATACCACGACTAGAAACACCAAGACTCACACCCTCATCGAGTAATGACTTGGCAATGTTACCCATAGGGGTATCAAGAATCTTTGCACGTCCAATAAAGTTATTACCTTCTGCTCTAAGAGATTCTATTTTGTGAGATACTTTATCCAGATTGATGGAAGGTCCATCTGGATGTCCTAACTCACCGAGAGCACGACCCTTACGGATATGTCCCTCATCATATTTAGCAACTTCACGCTCAAGTGTTTTAAATGGATACTTGCGACCATTCTTATTTGCTATCTCAGCCTGGAGAAAGACACCTTCTATAAAGTGTGACTTCTTTCCATTCTTTTCTTCGGATAGAAAGTTAACTTCGGTTATTTCTTCAGCTATTAGTCTCATTTTCGGGTTCCTCTATAGGTTCGATAGAATCAACCACCGCAGTATTTGGTGGTAATGGGTCAGGAACTTCTTCCTGTTCTGCTTTTGCTATTTCACCAGCAGTAGGTGCAAGCTCTGGTGGTTCTTGACCATCAAAGACTTTATCCGCAATTTCATCAGCGTCAGCTTGTCCAGTTTCATCTGGATTAAACCCCCACTCTTTTGCAAAGTCAATCTTCTTTGCTTGAATTGCATCATAAGTGGATGCATTCAAAGCATCATTAGTCGCATCAATAGCCTTAGCTTTCTCATCACTAAAGATATGATTGACGATTGTATTTGCTATTTCACTAGGCATAATAATTCCCACTTTAGTTTTATTTATTAAAATTCAGCTCTCTTCGAGTCACCCGAAGAAATACTAGACTTTGGGTCGGGAGCCGAAGCTCCATTTCCTCCACCTTCAGCAGGTAATCCAGTTCCATCTGTCATAGGATCTTCCCCTATTCCCATCTCCAATGCTTGCATTGCCATTGGGTCCATAATAGTTCCGTCTGCTATCTCTTGCTTAATCTGCTTATCAATCTCAATGATCTCAGAATCAGTATGCTTAAGAACTTGCCTACGGATATACTCAGCAGAGAAGTACTTACCCACATAAGGATCCATGTTGGCAACTTCATTCATCCTTTCGTTACGGATTTCAATCTCTTTGAGTTCAGTGAAGTAGTTGTCAGCGATATAATCAAACTGAACATGCTCCTTCATATCCTCCCAATCTTCAAGAGTAAGAATACCCTTTAAGATTAACTGGGTCTTTAAGAGATCTGTGAACAATTCAGAGAATCTCTTACGCAATCTTGCGACAAACTTCTGGAACTTAACCTCATCTCTTGTGATTTCAGCAGCACGACCAATGTTAAATGTAGTCTCTGTCTCTAATCTTGAGTTAGGAACGTTCAGTGATTTGTATAGTTTCTTCTGGAAGTACTTAACATCTTCTAGTTCTCCAAGGTTCTGACCACCAGGTAATGTAGTAATCTCAGTTCCTCTTCCACCTTCTCTTCTAGGTAACCAGAAGTCTTCCAACATGGACATGAACTTCTTGTCATCCTTTATCTCACCAGTGTTTGCATCGTATACAAGTTTGTTTCTGTAACGACCCATTACTTCACGTAAGTATTGTTCCGCTTTATTCTTTGGAAGGTTACCTACATCAATATAGAAAATTCTTCTTTCTGGTGCTCTTGATAATCTGTAGATAACAAGAGAGTCTTCAATCATTCTTAACTGATTGACTGCCTTAATTGCTTTGTGTAAGTGAGACAAGACCATGTTCTTGTTAAGGTCTTGAATACCAGAGTGGCAATATGTCACAGAATCAGGAGCAATCTTCATACCTTGGTTGGTACTATTCTTCAATCCTTTTGGATTGTATAGAAAATAATTTGCTGACTTCTGTGTGAGTTGAGTATTGAGATCTTCACCCCTCATCATCTCAGGTTTCTTCTCCTCATACTCAGTTACTTTACGAATCTTACGAGGGTCAATATATCTAAGGTCTATCAATCCACCTTTAGGGTTTTTAGGATCTATAACCTTATGATAAAAAAGTCTCCCATCAACATACCATCGACGGAAGATCTCGTATGACCTGTTTTCAAAATCAAGAAGACGAAGAATTTCACCGAACTCTTCACGTATTAACTTCTTAATTTTTTCAGATACTTTTAAATTTGATAATTCTACACTAACAGGAACATCATCAAAGTTCCCACATATTGTTTCATTTACTACATCATCGACTGCACTATCACATTCTGGTTGTAAAACCATTTCCCTATATCGGGTAATGAGCTCATAATCATTACGAACAGTACCATCAAGATCAATAGAATATCCAAAGTATCCACCACCTGCTATAGGTTGTGAACCATCTAGATTATCCTTTTGAACAAAAGAAGGCCCCTTCGGAACCTTCTTTGCTCTCTCTAAACTAAATCCAAAGAGCTGCGACATTACTAAAAACTTATTGTTCCTACCTTATTTAGGTAGTTTCCAAACTAGGTGTTCTTAACAATTGGAGTCCAGTACTGAGTCTGGAGTTCAACTGTAAACTCTTCAACGGCATCGTTGTTACCGAAGTCTAGATCTATTGCGGCAATAGAACTTGGGAATACGTTGTAGAACTTATAAGATTTAAGAATATTTGGATTGTCATCAGTCTTGATATCACGTGATAACTGGTGTACTTCCATGTCAGCGAAGTATCCAACTGCGTCATCTGTATCATTAAGAGCATTACCTGACTCAGTAGTCGAAGTATAGTTCTCGTTATATGCTTGTATTGCTGCTGCCCATGTTTCAAATGCTGTTCTTAGTAAGAACTTACTATCATTCTGAATAGTGATTGTCCAAGGTTCAAAGGTTCTGTCTCCAGCAATCTTTAAAACACGTCCTCTAAATGGTACTTCAATAACACCGATTTGTGATGCTGGTAGGTTTGCTGCACGAATTGTAAAAGCTCCTAGCTTTGCTAGTTCTGCTGAACCCGTTATTATCCCTGTCGGGAATGCCAAGTCAACTTGGAATAGATTAGGTCTTGCGAAATCCGATGTAACAGCCGCCTTAAAACTGTCAAGTGATCCTCTGCTTGCCATGATAGTAAAATTCCTTGGTGGTTATTAAATCCTGTCCTTTATATTTAGTATAATGAATATTTTTAGACATAAAAATAGCGGAGATTACTCCGCTATTTAAAATCTATTTGATTGTTACTTACTGAGCAACTTCGGAGAATGCAACACCAGTACGTGTAGCAACGAAGGTTAGAGTAATGTAGTTAATCGTACGTGTAGGTTTCACGAAGACTTCTGCGTAGAACTCTCCACGATCTATAGCTTCTGGTGGGTTGTTGTCACCATCACACTTAACTAAGAAATCAGTTACACCACGACGACCTTGTACGTCACGTAGATATGGTTCGATGATGTTCAAGAACAATGCTCTTTGTGACTCATCGTTTTGCTCAAAGAGTTGTGCCTTAGCAGCACCACTTACAACACGCTCAATTGTCAAGAACAAACGACGAACGTTAATTCTGTCAAATGCGGAAGCGTATGATAGAGCAGTCTTATCACCATATAGAACTACACCCTGTCCTGGGAAGGAAACTATTGGGTTAATTCTGTTAGCATAAAGTGTATCTCTCTGTGTCTTATTAGGTGTGTATGCAAGTTTGATTGCATTTCTTAGAACACCACGTTGGAAACCAGCAGGTGAGAACCAAGGTTCTGCAGTCTCTGTTGTCTGTAAACATAGTCCAGCAACGTCACCATTACAAGGAACGTAACGATAAAGATCGTTGTACTTGTCATAGATGTACTTATATCCAGCATCAAATACGACGTAAGAAGAACTTGGAAGAAGTTTAAAGAATGCTTCTATGTTCTCTGTCTGTGTAGCAGAGGCACTTACACCAACAACATTTGCTCTACGAGGAGAAACAAATAGTAGGCAGTCACGACGCTCTTCAACAATACTTGTTAGAGCAGTTACTTTAGCCTTAGCAGTTCCATCATCAACACCAGAAGGACCAGTAAGAATGTAATCAATTGTTTGTGACTCTGGGTCAGCAATTAATTGATATGAAGTCTCAACGTCTGTACTTGATACAGCATACTCACCACTAGAGATGGAATAGTTAACACCATCTGCAATGCGATAGTAGAATGTTGCGTTGTTCTTAGAACCGATTGTGAAAGCACCACCTGGGAAATCAGTAGTACCACCAGATGAACGTAGTAGGTTGAACTGACGTGCAGCACCAGTTAATCCCCAGTTACCATCTGAAGCAGTTCCTGTTGCAGAGAACAATCCAGTCTCATGGTTGCCCCAGTAGATATATTCTGAACGCTGTTTAATTACTGTCTTGTAGTAGTTAGTTTCACCAACAGAAGTCTTAGCATCAGATGCTTTAGACATTCCAACGAAACGCTCAAGAACAGCACCAGCAGTTCCTGTTAGTCCACCATCAACATCAACTACAACAACGTGTAGTTCGTCACGGAATCCACCTTGACCAGCAACTGATTGTGAAGTTCCAGGACGTGCAGCAACGTTAATCCACTTAACACCAGGAAGATACTCACGCTCGTTATACTCAACACGAACTGAAGTAACAGTTACGTTAGTAGAGTTTGTGTCAGCAACAACATCAGAAGCAGCAAAATCAATGCTGTCCTTATTGAGTGCTATGTATAGTTGACGCTCAATACCACCTGTTCCAATAACAGCAGTATTTGTTCCTGCGGTAATTGTCTGACCATCAGCGATGATACCAGTAACACCACCACCAGGAAGTCCTACTTCCAATTTCTTATTATTTGAATCCCAAGCAAGAACAGTAACTGACTCTTGTGAACCACCAATATTAATTGTAGTAGTAGCACCAGGAGTAAATGTACCAACAACAGAACCAACTGTTAATAGGATACTGTACTTATATACTTTACCACCAGCACCTGAAGTTGCAGATAATGCAGCATCAGCAACGAACTCATGCTCGTTACCTGAACCAGGAGCAGGAAGAACAGCAATCTGATCAGCACCAGAGTCTGTTACAAATATACCAATTGAGTTACCTTTATGACCTGGAGTTCTAGCCGCCCACTTCCAGTTGTTGTTTGAGTCTTCATAACTTGCTTCATAACCATCTAGGTTCTTTATTAATGGAGCAGTACCACTATCAACACCATTCTTTAGTGCTGTAGAATTGACTCGAATAGCTTTTAATATACCACCATAAGATAGGAACTGCGATGCAGTATACCAATACTCATAGTTGGCATCATTTGGTTTACCAAACTTCTCTACAAGATCTCTCTCAGAAGTTACTGTTACCACTTCTTCGACAGGTCCAAGTTCAAACGGTGCAGCCAATACACCCAAGTTTGCTGTTGATAAGCTGGTAATAGTCGTCAGGTCTCTCTCCTGAACTACTACACCTGGCGATAATTGATTTGCTGCCATGTTTATAAACTCCTAGAATATCCCGTGGTCGGTTAACTAAGATTATTTATATTTTTGAATACTCACCTGAAGTCCAGCATGTGCTGTACATCTCCATATTCCGCAATCTCCCATCGTTCACCTTGGGCATCTACGATAACATCTTCCTCCTGTCCATCAGACATAAACCCGAACGGAGCCATGTCTTGTTCTATAGAATCTCTTTGGTCTTCATATATCCGTGCTCTCACATCATTGTCATGCATCTCTTTAAAGTACTCTTGCATAGCCATCCACCCAAATATCACTAGGCACATAGCAAGATCATCGTGACAACCATCCTCTGCTTGGAAACTATTACCCTTCTGAATGAACGTAGTTAGTTCCGCAATAGTATCATAATCATTGATGACTAATTTATCATCTTCAATCAATGCTTTGAGATTAGAACAACCAACTGATTTCACAGCAGTACTCATCTTAACACCAAGTTGTGTCTTCTTACCTGAGAACCCCTGTCCTAATTGTTGACCTGCTCTACCCCTCATAGCAGCCATTAATAAATTTTCATATTCTAAATCGAATTGAATGATGTCTGCTACCTGTCCACCAATATCATTTACCTCACAAAGGATGTATGCATTATTATATTTCTTAGCTACATCAACTATAATGTTGGGTAGGATGATAGGTTTAATTTCATTATTCTTATACCGTGCTACCATCTTATATGGTAATGTAGTTGAATCAATGACACAAAACGCAGAGTAATCACCACCAATACCACGTGATACATCAACAGTAATAATATAATTATGCTCTTCAATTGGTTGCTCATAAACTGATAGACCTCTATTTTGTACTATAGGATCTTCATATGGCATGACCCTTAATTTACTTGCTGAAATTAAAGTGTCTACAGATCCTAAGAACTCACATTCAAACTCAACTTTGAACTGTGCTTCTGAAGTGTTCTTAATAGTTTGCTCTTTCCAAACCTCATCTCTACCAGGTACTTGAGACCAATGTACTTCAGTAGGAATATATTCATTTGCTTTACGTTCAGCATCATGCCATAACTTATAAAACATATTCATACCATGTGGTGTAGATATGATTATGACCTTCGTTTTCTTACCAGAAGATATAGTAGGATATACGGAACTAAAGAATTGCTCTGCGATATGGTTCGGGACAAAGGCGAATTCGTCGAGAAATATAATGTTAAACGACATACCTCTAACAGCACTTGCTGATGTAGAAGCAGCCAAAATCTTTGATCCATTCTCTAACTCCAAACTACCTTTGTTCCATCCCAGTATACCTTGTTGTAACCATTTGGGTAAGTTCTCATATGATAATTGTAGCCTACCTAACATCTCACGAGCAGTTGCTGCTTTGTTAGCAAGTATTGCTACGTTAGTATTATCATTAAACAATACATACCACAATAGATATGCAGTAACAATAGTAGACTTACCAGACTGACGAGGAAGTTTTGCTATATTGAATCTATGATCATGGAAACTTTGTACCATTGTTTCCTGAAAATCATACATGGTAAAGGGTATAACACCTTCATCAAGTGATACAATTTTAATATACTCTCTTATAAAGTGTACTGGATCTTTAGCACACTTTAAATATTCGGCAATCTCTTTCTTAGAAAACTCCTGTTCTACATTAGCTTTCTTAAGATTGGGATTACCTAAATAAATTTCTTGTTGACTACTCATTCTCGTATTCTTCCTTAGTTATAATCCACTCAGCATATAAACGTCTGGTGGTCACACCTTCTATGTTGAGTGTTACTTGATCGTTACTCGACCAGAGTCCCAAAGTGTCTCCTAATTTCACGTAAGACCTCAAAATCTTTCTGTTTAGTCCCGCCATCATACGCCCAAGCATAACCTTCCTCAATCATAAGTTCGTTTAGTGAAATAGTAGCATCGCCAATGTAGAGCCAACCAAGAAGCCTACCATACTTCCCAACGCCACCCTTAAGTTCAGTTCTAATAAGGAGTTCTTCATCACCTTTAATAGTCTCAGTAAGTTTTGCCTTTAACCAATTAGTAGCATCTATTCCCAATGCCTTCTCTTCAAGGTCTCTTGTTCTCTTCTCTGGTGTATCAACTCCTGCAATTCTAACTCTTTCTTTCTTGTATAGATCAAAGCCGAGGTCAATAGTAACATCGATAGTATCACCATCAAGCACCTTGTCTATCTTCGTCACTCGGAAGTTGTAACAACTCTTCCGACTTGGTGGTATCATCGCTCCCATCATTCATCTCCGCATAGGCCATACGAAGTATATAGTAAATATACCACGAGACTATTACAAGAAGTATTGTTAATAGTATTATTACTGACCATACTACTTCACCCATACAAAGGTCTCATCATAGGCAGACATAAGATTATCTATATTATTTTTTTCTCTAAACTCAGCAACTGCTTCTCTAACCATTGGAGAGAAATAATCATGTCCAGAAAATAATCCACCCTTCTTAACCTTTGGATACCACACTTCAAGATCTTGTACTGCTTGCTCCTTTGTTAGATAAGCATCTAGGAATATAAAATCTAATGATTCATTCTCAATTTTATCTGCTGCAGAATTACTATCCATTTCTAAGAACCTAACCTTATCTTTAAGTTCTGGTGCAATATGATTCAGACGATGATAACAATATAGTTTAACAAACGCTATATCCTTTTCATCAAATTGCATAGTGGGTAAATCTTTATTTGTAGTAGATGCATTCATATAATCATCAAATGGTTTATATGCATCAACACCGTATAGCGTTTTAATATTTGGGCAATTAAAAAGCATGGTCAGAAAAGAGTCTCCTCGTAAAACACCGAGTTCGAGACCTACTAGATCTGTACCATGCAAATTAATTACAGGAACCATAGACCTTATGTCGGCTCCTAATGCACCAGTATAAT